ATTTCCCCTTTCTGAGTCGCTCTAACCATCCCGAAGAACCTTTGTTGGGATTTGGACTTTGCTCTCTCGGTGATTGGATCGAACCCTCTTCCGTCAACAACTTTTGACCAGGGTGCGTATAAAGGACCTTCATAGTTTTTCGCCTCATTTGTTGCACGGGTAGTCATACCCTTATCGCCATCAGGAACATTTGGCATCACTTCTACATTACCAGACTTTTTGTTCTTTAATTTCGATTTTACCTTCTTTTCCTTTTTATCGCAACCGCACTCTTCACGGAACTTATCAAAGGATTTCATTTTTTCTTCTTCGACATTGCGATGATCTTGGTGACCTTCTTACGACGTGCATGTAGATACTTGTCAGACTTATCTACATCACCATCGTTATCGATGTCAGCATCTGCCTTACCAACTGGGTCGAGTTTCTTCTCAGTTAGTTCAACCTCTTCTTTCTTAGCAGTCTTTGCTGCTTTCTTGAATGCATCCTTTGCAGGATAGTCTTCACTGCCTGGTTTTGCAGGTGCTTCACCACGCTTTCTCTTAGCATGGATATTTGCATAGAGACCCTTCTTTGCCTCCTCTAGTTCTTCACCCTCGTGGGTTACTTCGTCACCAGCTTTGACACAATTAGGAACTACTTTACCACCCTTCTTCTTAGTTCCTTTTGCTTTATATCCTTTCCAGCAAGTAGATGCACCAACGTTCTTACGTGCAGTTTCCATGCTACCTTCTACAGCATAGAGACGCTTCTCTAGAACCCAAGTCTCACCATCAATTTCATACTCTTCTCTTTCAAGAACTTCGTACTCTTCTTTGGTTGCTAGTTGTGCTTTAGCAGATGGTTTCTTTACTTCTTTCTTCTTGATAGAAGTCTGTTCAATTTCAGCACCGTTGGACTGTGGATCCATACCATCAAATGGTGCCTCATGAATGTCAGGCATTTGAGTGTTCTGGAAGCAATCGCCACCCATCCACTTGCCATAAGATTCCATCAAACCAGATGAAAACTCATCGTTGTTTTGTACTTTATTAATTGGATCTGGTTTTTTCATTTCTTAAAGGGAGGTTCTTCTCGTATTATTTATAGATCTAATGTTCTTAATCCACTCACGGAACATATTTCCTTCCTCAGAAATAACAATGGCATAGTTGCCACCGACTCTATGAATGTGTCCTCTGTCTCCTGTGCGAGCAGACATTACAATATCACCTTCTTTGAAGACTTCTTCATGTCGTTGTTGCTGTCGAAGTGCTTCTTCTCGTAGTTTTCTAAAATCTTTCATTTAAAATTAGCTGGCAAGTTTGCTGCAATCTCAAGCATGAGAGTACGACAATCATTATCATTTAATGCTCTAGGTATACCTTTTCTGAAAGTAGAGAAGTCGTCAGCATGTGCTGCACGTCTCATCTTGGTTCCAGAAATGGCAAAAGTATCACCGTCAGCATCTCTACTTCCAGATGATTTAATTTCAATTTTTCTAAAAGAAAAATCCTTTCCATTATATTTATGAAGGAATTGCATAGCAGAAACCCTGTCAGAACCCACAAGAAATACAACCTCATTGTATCCTGCCATCATAAGATCTTGTAAAATTTCAACAGGTTGTCTAGGTCCAGAGTAAATTTTCCCTTTATGTTCTGGAAACATCTTATTCATGTAGAATAATTTTCTATCAGGTAAAAGAGGATTACTTCCCTTCTTATCTACAGTCTGGGAGATGTATATACGATAATCATGTGTACCTGCAGCTGCCTTTACTCCTCTAAAGTTTTCAGCATGACCTGTGGTAGGTGGTTGAAACCTACCAAAAGTAAAGTAGCAAGTCTTACAATTTAACGCCATTGCTTCTGTAGAGTGAAGTTGTTGTATGCAAACTCCAAGCGATTGACGAACTTAATCATACTGCCATCTTTGTGAAGAACATATCCCTCAGGAGTTGTAACCTTATATCCTTTATCAGTTTGAACGTATGTTCTAAACTCTTCCAGGTGGTCCAGTTTATCTATAACCATTTGCTTTACTGCCTGTAGTTCTTTGTATAGTGCAAGCATTGCTTTGAACTTATAGACATTATCTACAACATAATTTTGACTGTTGTAAACCAAAGCACATTTCTTTGTTCTGTTTGCTACTGTCTTAATCTTTGCAAGTTCTTTTTCCATCTTTGCACCATAGAAATTCAGCATGTCATACATTGCTTCGTCAACATTATTAATGCTACGTGCATTCTTAATCTCATTATTAAAAAACTGCTTCAGATATGATGCAATATGAAACTTAGCATCACCAGTAGTTCCTGTTTTAGTAACCAACTCATCCAGAAAATCACCACAGATACGACACATGCGTTCAATCTTGGTAATGTAAGAACTGAACTTTGTCATTTCTGTCTTAGAAAATCCAACACGATCCATAGGTGTGTCATTTTCTACCAAAAGAACATCAGGTGTCTTAAAATAATTCTTGATAGGTGCGCCTGCCATTGCTTGCATGGTTGCAAGATCATCACCTCTATAGTGAGTGTGAAATACTACACCTATTTTTGCTCTGCCAGCTTTTTTACCAATATCGTGACTAACAGGGATGCCATAAGTAATTGTGTTGGGTCTAAATGTGTAGAGTTGTTCCCCATTAATAGTCTCCCTCTTTATAGTATCGTCAGTAAACAATAAGTCACCTTGAATAACTCCATCAATACCAAGTTGACTAAAATATTTCAAAGAATACTTAAGTTTTTTGGCAAGGTCACCCTCATACCATTCGTCAATCTGACTATCAACAAAACATAGCTTAGGTTGTGTCTTTGCAAAAACAGATTTAGTTCCAACAAAGAACATACCAGACTTAGGATCTGTGCCACAGATAACAGATGGAGCACCATCCCATTTGGTTTGCATGAAACCAGTGCTCTCCTGTTGACCAAGCATATTACGAAGTTCTTTCAAAAAAGAAACTGCTGCCATACAACCTTCGACGCCATAGTTCAGCATCTCATCTTCAAGGTGTTCTAAATGTTTTAGTTGAGTTACGTTTGCCATCAGGAAATCTTAATGTACGGTGCAGAATTATCAGAGGCAGATGTTGCGTACAGATACATTCTAGTAGTTATCTCATCACGTTGTGCTTTAGTGCCACTCATCAACTGATCAACAACTACGAGACCAAGATACTTAGCAAATTTCCACTGATCTCTCATCGCAGAAATTTCTTGCAGATTAGGTACTTCGCCTGTAGCACAAACAAAACCAGACCTTTTATTGGCAAGAGCAAAGATTTTACTATCCAGAGAACCAAGTCTAGCTGCTGTTGAAACGTCCTTTGCATTATCATATTCTGAGAAAACACCATTGTCGCTACCATAGACCGACTCCATGATGTAGTTCATGACTCCTCCACCTATCTTACCATGCTTTGCGGAGGATCCCATAACCTCACCCTGCCATGCCTTACCTTCCCTATCAGTTGCTCTGAACTGGACGCTGACTCCCTGACCCTTCACGTAAACATCCATGGATCCCATCAAAGATTTAGATCCTACACTTTGAAATGGTTTACTGACTGTAAGAGATGCCCTAGTAAAATTATGTTCTGTAAGATTTGCTGTGTTAGTTGTTACTTTCTTTAGTGATACACCAATCAGTTGTTTTGATTCAATTAAATCCAACAAAACTTTATTAAAACCACCTTGGAATGTCATCTCATTAGTAATCATATTCACATCAAAATCATGTGAACACATGTAGATATCAGCAGGTGTCCACTTGTTAATATCAGAGAATGGTCTACCGTCTTCTCTATTTACAGTCTTGTAATGATCCTCAACTGTTTTTACAATACCAGTTCCTCTATGAAATTTAAAGTTGGTGTTCCTATACTTGGTTGCACTATACAATTTGTTTGCTGTTCTAATACTTGACTTCATCCAATCAGGATCATTCATTATAAAGTCATGTATCTTTCCTAAAGGTTCATCTGTCTCAACAGAACCAGATACTGCTTCTAAATCTTCTAGGGTTACAGTATAATCAACATCAATATCTTTTCGTAACGAATATCTGTATGCTGTCATCCAACATGCTGCACCTTCAAACAGAGCAGTAGCATCAGCACCACCACCAGATCCTTTATTACTACCGAACTGTGTGGTCTTTTTAATTCCAGTAAATCCAATTTCTTTACTGACATTTCTCCTGCCCTGCTTCTTGATTTCTGTCAGGACTTTTTTACGAGTATACTTTGCTGCAAAATTATTTGTATTTTGTTTATCTGGAGAATCAAATAACAAACTACCGTCAATCACACTCTTCATATCTTCCATAACACCATCAGATGCCATGATGAGTGCTTTGCCACCACTCTCCACTTCTATTAGCTCTCTGTTAACTATGGCATCATAAAGAATACGCAAACGAATGCCATCACCATCTGGCGCTTCCTTGCCATAATCGCCCATAGTCATTCCAGACATAAGAAAAAACCTCCCGTCTAACTATTTAGAGGGAGGTCACTGTTATTTCTGTTCTTCACTGACTTCAGGTTCACTGGGTGCCTTAGATGGGACAAACTCATCACGAGACCTGTTCTTGATTACGATAAAAGCATCCTTATTATATTTGCGGGTGCCTTTGAGAGGTGCCCACTTTGTGCCAGCACCATCAATGGCATACACAGAGGTGCCACCAATCTCAATATGGATATCATCCATGGGTTGCCATCCCAAAGTCTGAATGGTTTGCCAGAGATCTTCTTCAGTAAATTTCATTAGGGGTGATCAGAAAAATGTTTATCAAGGACTTCAAGACGTTCTTGTTCGTGTGCAATAATATCAAGTTGTTCTTGAATTG